CTACGAAGACTGCAGCAAAGGGTTCTTGTCTAATAATATCTCCTCTACTGATGTTGATGACTTCTTTATGCAATTTTTCGTAAATAATATGCAATCTACCTAACTCTGCTTGGACGGAAGGATCATTTTTACTAGTTTTCAAAATATTATCTCTAAGGTCTGTAAATGCGTCATAATCCATCCTGAACAATCTAATATAATGGGGGTATAAATATGCGGATGGGGTGGATTGAATACGGGTGGTGTGCTCTATGCTAGTTTTAATACAAATGGACAAATCTTCTTTGATCATACGGGCAATTTCAGCTTCAGGGGAATCTATGATACCGTACTCTTTTGCAATATCTTCTACAAGGTGGTACAAATCTTCGATGGCTTTAGCTTCTCGCATAATTTGGAAGGCAGGGATATCTGTCACTAACTTAGTGGGACTGTATTTTCCTAACATAATGGATCCTAAGGCTAGTAATTTAGTGGTGGTTTCTTTACCTTCGAATCTAAGGGTGGGTGCTTTAAATATATTGAAAATTTTATCCTGAATCATTTGATTTACACCTAACATGGATAAAATAGTACCTAAACTAAGGCACCAATCAGTAAAACTATTCTTGGAAAACAATTTAATAAAATGCATGACTATGATAATATTATGTTCTTTAAGACGGTCAATGAAACCTAAAGCTTTTGGGGAGAAATCTTTAACGTTTTTGACGACACTATCTACTTGTTCTAAAATATGATCGGAAATTTTATTAATTGTATCGTTGGTATCTTTGGCAATCTTTTCAGTCATGCCATCAACTTTATTGAATAATCTATTTGCTGAATGGGTTGCGCTGTTTAATCCAGCAGCGGCTTGTTGAATGTCATTTAAGAATCCTATCTCAAAATTTAGACTGCCTCGATGACTATTATCGGCAGCCAAATCTGAATAACGGGCTCTAAGAAAATCGTTTAAATCCACACACTGTTGGGTAAGCAATTTACTATTCTTTTTGAAAATTGATCTCAAATTATTGGTGGTTCTATTTTTACAATAATTATATTTAATAAGCGAATCTACAACGGTTTCAATGTCTGAATTCTTATATAACAAAGCTAAATATTTATCTAATTTCTTCAATTCTTCAAATTTAAA